AATTAAAAGTCTTTTTGTCTGTAATTCTTCGAAGAATGTCGGTAATAATAAAATGCACAAATTTACATACGTTTTTTCAGAAAAAGCCGTCAAAAAGTACGTCGGAACCGACTCCGACTTAGACAAGTGGGAAACTTGCTATCTCTCTGACGACTACATGTACCTCGAATATATTGATGAAGGTGGCTACGGATCCATCCACGAAGTCGTGGACCGCTTCACCGGACAAAGACTGGTACTCAAACACTCTTCCAAAAAAGACTTTCAAAAAGGACTCTCCAACATATCAACCGAAGCCGAGTTCATGATACTTGTTTGCAATAAACTAGGGGGGTTAAAACTTTATAGATACTACGACAACGATGACCATTACATACTTATCATGGACAAAGGTGGCACGTCTTTAGAAAATATGTTTAGTCGACACCGTAAAAAGATTCACGACTTGTTGCGTTACGATGCTTACAAGACAAACTTTTTTTACAACACTTATTTACAACGCGTCAAAGAATGCGCTATTAACGTGTTCCAAAAAATCGAAGCTATCCACAACCTTGGCATACACCACAACGATCTCAAACCGGAAAACATACTAATCTCTTCGACGATGCTAAATCGCCTCCTGAAGAACTATACCGGATTGCGTTCGCAATCCGGCGCCGGCCCAAAGGCCGCTAAGGCCGGTAGTAACGAGAAACTTGAAAGTATCGAGAAACTTGAAAGTATCGAGAAACTTGAAAGTATCGAGAAACTTGAAAGTATCGTCATCATCGACTTCGGCGTCGCAAAATTGGTAGAACCCTCCTACAACACATTCAGAGGAACACTCGAATACATTCCATACGAATACGTGGCTACAGGGTCATATAAGCCGTGGGACCATTCAATTTGGTGTTTTGGGGTGATGTTACATTTTCTTACCCTTATGAAACACCCTTTTAGTAGAGAAGAAGAAGTCTTGGCGCATAAACTAGATTGGACATTGATCAATAAGTTACCTGACAGCTTCGCCAACCTTATTGTAGACTGTTTGAACAAAGATCCTATCAAACGACCTTTGAATAACATGCTCGAACGCTTACAAACCCTTTCTACTTATGGTTGAAATAATTTTTAATGACCTGAGGTCATTAAATTTTGCCTTAGCCTCTCAATATTTAGGCGTCTTCCCACTCTCCTCGATCAATGTCTTCGACACATCCCAAATACGGGCCGGATCGACTAACCTTCCATGAAACTCGATGTTTTCCAACTGCTCCATTTTATCCAAACGTAGATAAGAAATCTTGAAAGGATCTTCTTCCCACGTGTCACAATATTTAATTTGACTTAATGATATTTTTAATGCTTTCTTTTTACGAAGCATTAAAAATTAATGTTAAGATAGCCTTCGAAAGTATGTGCTCTGACCGGCCTTTGGGCCGGTGCCGGATTGCGAAAGTGTAGGGTTAGAATGGAAAGATATCGAAGGGAGGGTTGTGTTTACTGGTATTTGTATTTTCCATACTTGTCGAATTTATTGGGAGCTCCGATGCTTTCGCGTAGTTTTCTTTCTTGTTCCAATCTGATTTGCTGGTTTTTGATTTTTTCGTCGGCAAACGTTTTTAGCGATTCAATCGAGTCGCAACAAGAACTTGGTACTGTCATACCTTGAATGGCTTTGGCCTTGTCAGGGTACATGTCACGGAATTTGGATTGCATCACAAAATCGTCTAAGCATCTGCGAGCAGCGGGGTTTATCTTTCCACTTTCTTTTTTAGTACTAGTGCACGAAAACATATTGTCAAAAAAACTTATTTTCGTGCAACAAGTAATCATTTTTCTTGATTTTCGAGCACTCCGGCGCCGTCCCAAAGGCCGGTAAATCGCCCAGAGGGCGATTTAGCCTCAACCCCGAAGGGGGTTTGAGGTCAAAAATATTATTTTAAACGGCTCGGACCTTCTTAAACGGTCTTATTTATACTTTATCATTAAGATACTTTTGAGCAGAATAGATGTTGATGCCAAAAAACGCCATAAACATTAGTCCGAGTGGTACGTTGGAGTATACAAACTCTCTACTACCTTTGAAGAGTGGTATGAGGACAAGTAAGACCAAAAAGGCGATTACGAGGTAGTTTTTCTTCCAATCGAAACTAAACGGAACTGGCGTTGGTCCTGGGACCGGTCCCGGAACAGGCGTTGGGATTGGAGTGGGTTTAGGAGGGGTTGGGATTGGAGTGGGTTTAGGAGGGGTTGGGATTGGAGTGGGTTTAGGAGGGATTGGTGTTGGAGTGGGTTTAGGAGGGATTGGTGTTGGAGTGGGTTTAGGAGGGATTGGTGTTGGAATGGGTTTAGGAGGTGTTGGTGTTGGAGTAGGTGTGGGGGTTGGTGTTGGAGTAGGTGTGGGTTCTTGTTTAAAAACGCAGTTGACGTCATTTTTAATGTTGTCTATGGTAACATCTCTGTCTTTGGCGATGTTGTATATGATGTCGCAGAAATTGGACGGACATGCCGGATTCTCTACATCAGCTGTTTGCAAGTAGGATTGTGGATTTGCACATGGAGTGAACCAACAACCATCATTGATCACTTTTCCCACTTTAAGGCTCCTGTAAACGTCGTTTTGAGCCCTATTGACACATTTGCAATCGGGCGTGTTATTGACGGCGCAATAGTTCTGTACAACAGTATCTTGTACAGGTTTTGGTTGTTGGTTGAACCAACTGCGACATAATTCACCGTCTTTACCGGTGGATTTAAGGCGTGAGCACTTAGGCATCTTTTTACCAGTCTCTGGATCAATGATGCAAGTATCAGAGGATTGTTGGCAATAGTTGGCTACGATGTTGTTGTAATCACCAGAGGTGCCAAACTTTTGTTTAAAGTTGTCAATCTGGGGCAACGTGTTGATTTTGTCGACATCGTAGATACACTTCAGGTTTGGTCCCCTACCGTTCCATGTTACGCGCGACAACGGGTCTCGTTTGTGAGAGTCTGTACCAATGGTACATTCTTTGGCGTCTGGTTTCGCGCACTGGGCTTTGTTAGGACATGTAAAGCAACACGTCTCATGCCCGTATTCCCAATCAGACATGCCATCTGTGTTGCCGCAATGTCGCACTCCGGTGAATGCAGAACACGAGAAACAGTCGCAAGGTTGTCCGGTGTCGTATGAAGTAGATGTCGATTTTTGTACAGTGAAACCGTTTACAATTGTCATTTATTATCTGCTTTAACCATTCACAACCGACTACGTTTTGTAGCCTCACCTCTGGTCGCAAAGTCGCCGTCTCGTGCCAAATTCCGAACGCCTTCTTCGGGATTACTGATCGGCACCGGCCATAAGGACCGGCTTAGAAGATCAGAATCTTCGTCGTCATCGTAAGAGTCTTCGATTGTTCAACCGCATCACCACTTTCTTGAACTGCTTTACGTCCATGCAGATCCACTTCTTCTTCACCAGATTGTTCGACGTCTCCAGCTCTAGACGTTCTGTCTGGAGGCGAGGGTATGTGATCGCAAGAGGGTCCGTTGCCGACAGTTCTTTTCATCTATTTTATTTAAGATTTTCTAGTTTTCCCCATTCAGCTGCAGCTCTAGTTGCAGTATGATGGTCCCATCATGTAAAAAGGCCTCACTGCCTCCGGCAGTGTAGGCTAGCGGCCTTTGGGCCGCCGGCGGATCCGGTAACTTATCGTTGGAAAACATGGTTAATGTCAATCGACAAGTCTCTATTTGCAAGTCGTAGGATCCCTCTCTGGTTTGGTTCGGTTAAGCAACGTTGCAAATGTTGATTGTTGTGGAAGTCGTCGAAGGCGTCGTTGTTAACGAACAGTAGCACGGTATCTTCTCCGCTTTCTTTGAAGACGATTGACAATCCGCCCACTTTCTGGATAACGCATGTTGCTTTGATGAGATCAACCATATTTAGTGTGCTAGCCAGCTCTTGGTTTGGCACTACCAACACGATCGAGTCAACTTTTGTCGATTGTTTTAACAAGTTGCGCAGCAATGTAATGAGTTTATCTAACCAATCGGGTACATCGCCCGGAGGGCGATTTAGCCTCACCAGAGGTGAGGGTACCGGATCTTGGATCCGGCGCCGATCGGTACCGGCCTTATGGCCGGCGCCGGATTGCGAACGCAATCCGGTACACCGGCCTTCGGCCGGTTTAGACTCGCCTTCGGCGAGTGTAACAGAAAAATTGTTTTCAATGATTAAAACAACTCTAGAATTTAAAGTTCGTGGTTTGTTTCGATAATCGTTGATTAGAAATTCTTCTTCAATTGTCGCTCGCACACCTAACCCGGCATGGCCGGTTCCGGGTGAATTTTTGAGTTGGTTGGTAAACATTTTATTAACTGACAACACGGTCGGAATTCCGCCTCCGGACGGTGTATGCGTGACAAAGTCGAATAAATAAATGATGATGGTTTCG